CCGAGATTTGGATAAAGCGATCCTTCGCTGATCTTCACGGCGAGTTCGGCGATGTCGACGCCATAGATCGAGGCCAGCACCGACGGGCTTTGCTGCTCACCCTGGCTGATCGCCGCGGGCAACACCGGCGGCGACAGCCGATCGACCGGCGTGCCGGGCGCGAGCTTGCCCGGATCGACGCCGATGACCCGGCGATAATTGGCTTGCGAGGTGACGAAATTCGACATCGCACCGAGCAACGCGGATCGGCCGGCAGCCAGACGTGATTCGGCCTGGGCGACGTCGGTGCGGGTCACTTCGCCGACATTGAAGCGATCGCGGGTCTGCTTGAGCTGTTCGGTCAACACTTCGACGTTGCGCCGGTTGAGGTCGAGGATGGCCTGATCGCGCAGCAAATTCATGTAGGCGGTCGCCGCATCGAGCAGAACCTGTTGCTCGGTAACGCGCAACGTCTCCCGGGCGCCCATGACTTGGCTGTCCGCCTGGCGCGTTCGGTTCGCGGTCTGAAAGCCGTTGTACAGCGTCTGGGTGGCGGTGGCGCCGACGCCGCGGGTGCCGAAGTCTCTGGCGAGATTCGAATAGGACACGGAATTGGGAAACACCGCCTGACTGACGGTATCGGATAGCGTGCTCGAATAGGTAAAGCCGTCGGTCGAGGTCACGGAAAGCTTTGGCCGATAGCCGGACAATGCCTGCGGCACATTTTCGTCGGTGGCCCGCAACGAAGCGCGCTGCGCATTGAGCGCCGGATTGTTCTGATAGGCCTGGACCAAGGCCCATTCGAGCGTGTCGGCGGTTGCCACCCGGCATCCCATAGCAATCGCAGCGCCGCCCAGCATGAGGCGCGCCGCAACGCTGATCAGTGTCGGCAGTCTTCGTCTACCCGCGACGTAAGACAACGGTCCCAGCCTCCTCCAACCGCCCGCTACGGTGGCTATTTGCGACGCCAAATCCTACTCAGCCTCCGGCCACCTCAGACCGAAGACACGAAACAAGCAACTCTATGCGGCTGGTGGAGTCGGTGGAACCCCAGACCTGGGGACGGCGTGCAGAAATCCGGGCATTGGCACATAAGCGCCACAGGTGACCGACGCATAAACGGATCGCGTGGGCCCCAAGGGCTCGCGCGCCCGGTCATCGAGCCACTACAGCCGCTGCGTGTATCAGAAGACGAATTCAGCTGGTGCGGCAAAACCTGGCAAAACCGGCGCTGCAGCGTCGAAAATGGGACGGCCCGCCAGCCGGCCCTCGACCAGACGATAGATCATCGCCTTGCAGATCGGCAGGCGACCAAAAATGCAGGCTAGCCGGCCGGTTGGCTTTAATTGATGACCTAATGTCTCGGGTAAGATTTCGGTGCCGCCATTGAGCAGGATGAAATCGTAGGGCGCCGCCGCCGGCCACCCCGCCGCGAGCGGCCCGGTAGCCACGGTCACCTGACCGGCACCGGCGGCGCCAAGCGCCGCCTTCGCCCGCTGCGCCAGGGACGCGTCCTGTTCTAGCCCCACCACAGAGCCCGCCAGCCGCGCCAGCACCGCCGAAGCATAACCGGTGGTGCAGCCGACATCGAGAACATGATCGCCCGGACCGATCAGCGCCGCCTGAATGAGCTTGGCGAGCACCATCGGCTTGAGCATCACCCGGCCGTCGCCGACCGGGATGTCGTTATCGGAATAGGCCTGCCCGACCTGCGCCGGCGGCACGAACAATTCGCGCGGTACCGCCATCATGGCGTCGATCAAATCGAGACTGGTGACATCGGCGGTGCGGACCTGACAGTCCACCATCACCCGGCGCGCCATGGCGCTATCGAACATGTCTGAGGTTCCAAAATCGCGGTGATCGGTTTTGCGATACGGTGGAGCAAAACGCAAGCGCGCGACGACGGATACGGCTCGTCGTCGGTTGGAACAAGCGCTTCGCTGGGAATTTGGAGGCCACGCCCGGAATTGAACCGGGGTAAACGGTTTTGCAGACCGACGTGTAACAGCAGCACACTTGCAATCTATCGAGTAAGTCCCTACAGCATCAGCAGGAAATTGCAGCACAGAGGGAATTATATTCGCTGTGTCATGCACTTAACCTTTTTTACGGTCGACGCTCCTAAGAAAGGCAGTCCCCATGATGGACAATCAAGCCCTAGAGTTACCCCTGGAGATCGAGAGGGCCTTCGAGACGGCCCAAAAGAAGAACCAGAGGGCAATCAAGACAGCTGGTCTCGGTGACAGCGATGTCGCCATGCAGATCACCAAGAGCTGCGTCGGCAAGGTTGCATCGTACATCAGGGAACAAATCGTTACCCAGGAATACGAATGCACCCGGCTGATCCTCGACATCATCACCCTGGTAGGACATCTGCAGCCCGAGCTGCTGGCCTTATGTGGCCTGAACGCCTGCCTGAACGGTGTGGCCCAAAACAACTCCACTGCCGAGGTCTACCGCATTGCCGGTGAGAGTGTCCGCGCCGAGGTATGGGCTGCGGGCCTCTACAAGCAATACCCGGCACTCGCCCGCAGGATCGAGAAGGAAACCCGAGAGGCCTCCGGTGGCGTCAATCGTCGCCGAGAGGTCATGCGCCTTCGCGTCAACAAGGCGCTCAAGAAGGCCAAGAAGGAACGCTACCGCGCTGCCCCGTGGTCATCCGAGCAGCTGGTCAGCGTCGGCAACTGGCTGGTCAACATGGTCCTGGCGGCAACGCCGGGCCTCTTCGAGATCAGTCGGCCCGAGGGTGAGGCCTATCGCCTGTTTCTGTGCGCCGATGCGCTGCAGCAGGCCGAGGACGCGGTCGACGAGCTGGTCCTGAAGTACACGCCGTATCTGCCCAAGGAAACCAAGCCTGCCCCGTGGACCTCATGGGAACAGGTGATCGACGCCGAGCACTGCTTCTCGGTTTCGTTCCTGCGCACGCGGCACAAGGACATCATCGGTGCCTGCAAAGCCGCCATCAAGGACGGCTCCATGCAGCCTGCGCTCGACGCAGTGAACACCTTGCAGTCAGTGCCGTGGCGGATCAACAAACGCGTCTACGGCGTCCTGCGGGCCTGCATCGAGCGTCATATCGAGGTGCCTGGGCTCCCGCGTTACGTCGATCTGCCTGAGCCCGTGCTGGACAAGCCGTGGGAAGAGCTGACCGACCTTGAGAAGAAGCAATACGGGATCAAAAAGTCCGAAGCGAAACTCGTGAATGCCGAGCTGAACAGCGAACGCTTGATGCTCGTGCAGGACACGAAGATCGCCGAGAAGCTTCACGATGCCGAGTGCTTCTACACCGCTATGAATTGTGATTGGCGTGGTCGCGTCTACGCGCTGTCTCACTTCAACTTCCAACGCGAAGACCGCGTGCGGGCTCTCTTCGAGTTCGCGAACGGTGAGCCGATTGGCGAAGAGGGTCTGTACTGGCTCAAGGTTCACGTCGCCAACTGCGGTGACTTCAACAAGATCAGCAAACGGCCGCTGGCAGAGAGGGTGCAATGGGTCGACGACAACATCGAGACGATCAAGACGTATGCCGAGTTTCCTTTGAAAGAGCTTGGCTGGACGCACGCCGACAGTCCGTTCCTGTTCTTAGCAGCGTGCATGGAGTTGATTGCTGGTATTGCTCACGGCCCGACCTTTGTGTCTCGGTGCCCTGTCAGTTTCGACGGGAGCTGCAGCGGACTGCAACACCTGTCAGCGATGACACGCGATGCGGAGACGGCAGCGCTTGTGAACCTGACGCCTGGGGACAGACCTCAAGATGTCTACGGTGTCATTGCCGAGGACGTGAAGCATCGTTTGGAGAATGATGCCGACGAGCTGGCGCAGAAGTTCTTGGCGCTAGGCGTCGACCGTAAGCTCGCGAAGCGCAACGTCATGACCTACTCGTACTCTTCCAAAAAGTACGGCATGGCGTCGCAGCAACAAGTCGACCTGATGGACGAAATGTACAAAGAGGTTGTACTAGGCAAACGCGAAGAGCATCCGTTTGGTCAGAACAAAAAGATCGGAGGCACGGCACCAACAAAAGCCGCCCGCTACATCGCCTCGCACATCTTCGACGCAATCGAAGAGCGTATCCATCGGCCAGCACAGGCCATGAAGTTTCTGCAGGCCATCGCGAAAGCCATGGCTCACGAAGGCAAGCCTGTGATCTGGAAGTCTCCTGCGGGTATCCCGTGGGTCAACCGTTACCACGCCGCTGTCATCAAGACGCTTCGGCTTTGGATGCACGACCGTGGTGTCATGTCGCCGATCCGCACTGTTGTTGCTGTCGGATACGAGAGTGAGATCGACAAGGACAAAGCCGCCAACGGTGTTGCTCCGAACTTTGTTCACGCTCTCGATGCTTCTCATTTAATGCTCTCGGTGAACGCTGCAGCGAAGGTTGGGATCACCAACATCGCCACGGTTCACGACAGCTTCGGTTGTCTCGCCTCCCGAGCAACTGAGTTCAACAAGATCATCCGCGCCGAGCTGGTGCGTATGTACGAGACACGCGATGTCCTCTCCGAGGTCTTGGAGCAGGCTAAGCGTGACCTAACGCAGCACAATTGGCATAGGCTTCCAAGTGTGCCGCAATTCGGAACCCTCAATCTGAAGGAAATCGAAGATGCAACATACGCATTCGCGTGACGACGCGTTCCGCATGGCTCGTGAAGACATCACGCGTCACGGACGCATCCTGATGATCACCGAGGCAATCCTGCAGGCCCGTGGCGTCAACACGGCTGCTCTCGAACGCCGACTGTTGGCCGAGAGCAACAACGTATGAAGGACAAGTTCGCCCGCGAGATCATGCCGGGTGACGAGGTTGTCTATGCGGTGCGTGACGGTGATACCGCTGCGCTCCGCTACAGCATTGTCAACGAAGTGTTCGACGACAAGGTCCAGGTGCGAACGCAGGGCGGTGAAGGCTCGATGACCTACATTCGTCATCCTGACCGCGTCGCTATCGTGTTCTCACGCCCGGTGCCATGCGAGGACTAATCGTCTTCGCGCTGCTGATCCTCACGAGACCTGATGGTCAACCGATCTGGATCAGCAAGGATGCCATCGCCCTTCTAACGCGTGGCACCCACGTTACCTGCCCACTCCCTAATTCCTCGCACGTGCAGCTGACCTCAGGGCAATCCCTGTGCGTCCGCAATTCACCCGAGGACATCATCAAACAAATAGGTAAGCAATGAAGCGCAAGGCCAACATCGTGATCCGCATGGGTGCCAGCAAGTTCGAGGCGACCGTTCGCAACGGCGACAAGGTCTACCTCTACGATCTGCGCCGCATGACCAAGAAACAAGAGCACGACTTCCGCGTCGAGCTTGTTGCTCAGTTCCGTGAGGCCGGGCTTCAACAAAAGGCCGCATGAGCGAGAAGCTGAAGACAATCCAAGGAAACCAAATGGACCCCGAGACCATCACGACGGAAACCTTCCGGGCTTGCCGGGACGAAGACGACAATTGGGTCATCGAAGCTGTGCGCAGGGAGGTCAAACTGATCTGCCGCTGCAGCGACGAGGCCGAAGCGAAACTCATCGAAATGTCGCTGAACGCCACAACGGAGCAACAATGAAGAAGCCGTCACAGGCCTACAAAGGCAACGGCAAGCACACGTGGGAGGCTGTTGTTGATCAAGACGATGACAACTCTTATCCGACACGACGTCTTCGCGTTCCTGGCGGCTACATCTATCGCCGGGCGAGCGCGATGGTATTCGTGCCGATGCCTGAGGTCGTGAAACACAAGGTCTGATGTCTCCAGACTTGGCAGCGCGCCGCATCTTGGTCGCTGCCTACTGCTACTACGTGCTCGACACGTCACCCATGAGTGACGCTGAGTACGACAAGCTCTCGAACATCGTTGCGGATCATTGGGACGAGCTGCCGCCTGTAAGGCAATGGGCACTCGGTAATCCCACAGATACCCGAGCGAGCGGGAGCCACTTCAAGTTCACAACACTCACTGTCGACGCGGCGCGGCACCTCGTGAAAACCGAGCATCCGTACCCGTCGAAGTGGTCTTTCAACAAAGAGCATCAGGTCCACTACGTGACCGCTGTGCTCTAACAAGGAAACCTATGGCTCAGAAAAAGCCGCGTATGATCCTTCCTGTCGGTATCGCCGTGTGGCCGCACCTCAACGAGATCGAGGTGTACCAGCCGGTCGACAAGAAGGGAAAGCCGAACGGCGCGCAGAAGCGCCACTTCATCACCAAGGTGCGCTACGATTCCGCGCAGCTGTCGGCGATCAAGGCCGAACTTAAGAAGCACGCGCTCAAGCTTGGCGTCGGTGAAGACGAGATCGACAGCATCAAGCTGCCCTTCAAGAAGATCAAGGTCAAAGACAAAGAGGGCAACGTCACCGGCCACGAGTTCTTGCTGCAGGCGACCAGCGGAGAGAAGTATCGTCCCCCGGCGTTCGACGCGAAGAACAACAAGCTTCCGCCGAGCGTCACGATTGGTGGCGGCAGCAAAATCCGTCTCGATGTCACCGTGAACTATTACGATGGCTTCGGTGGTGGCATCAATCTCTACATGAACGCCGTTCAGGTCATCGAGCTTGTCGAAGGTGGTCAGTTCCAGAACAACTTCGGCGAGGAAGAGGGCTTCGAGTACGGCGACGAGGACGGTGAGGGTCACTCGTCGTTCGGCGACACGACCACCAGCGAAGAGAAACCGGACCCGAAGACGGCCTACGATTTCTGATGCACACTTCAACCTTCGACTACCTGAAGCCCACCGACGACCAAGTCAACCAGATGACCATCGTACGCGGCGCTACCGCTACGTACGCTGAGATTTTGCAGACGATACTCCACGACGGCCCGGACAAAACCTACGTGCTCCGTAAGCTTCGTGAAGTCGCCATGTGGGCTAACGTGGCTATCACCCGCCATGCGGATGGGTCGCCGAGGCAGTAATGGGGAAACCGGCTCTCAAGGACGCCCTTGAGAACGCCGAGATCGAAGAGGGCTACCGCTCACGTCTTGAGATCAAGGTGGCCAACCAGCTCGCGAGCGAAGGCATCAAGTTCGATTACGAGACCCTCGTGATCAACTATCAGGTGCCCGCTCGCGACGCGAGGTACACGCCAGACTTCAACTGCCCTGCGCACATCATCATCGAGAGCAAAGGGCGGTTTGGTCATCGTGGCAAAGGCGGTGCGGACGAACGCAAGAAGCTGATCCTCGTGAAGGAACAGCATCCGCATCTCGATATTCGGATCGTTTTCCAGAACGCCAAGACACCGATCTACAAAGGCAGCAAGACAACCTACGCCAAATGGGCAGAGGACCACGGGTTTATGTGGGCCGATAAGGGGGTCGTGCCGCCAGCGTGGATTGCTGAAATGAAACAAGCACAATCAAGGAAGCAATCATGAAGTTCTACAAAGGTCAGATCGTCGAGCTGCAGGCTAAGACGCGCTGTTACAATGCACCGAAAGGATCACGGGCTGTTGTCGTGAACCCTGAGCTGCAGTCCAAATTCAGCAGCGCAGTATGGCTCGACGTGAAGTGGTTGGGTGAATTTGATCAGAACGATGGTGGCTACGAACGGACGGACTTCATTCCCGTCGCGACCAAGCCTGCCGATCTGAAAAAGGGAGACCGCGTGGTGATCCTGTCGTCCTACGACGAGCGCATTATTGGTGCGCTAGGCACCATGATTGGTCACATCTTGGTCGAGATGGACGAGAACTTCCATCAGTTCGACGTTGGCTATCGTGGGTCGAACGGCAAGACCATTAAGACACTCGGCGGCATCACCAAAGCATCCCGCATCGACAACGAAGCACCGGCGACTGTTGCCGTAGCTCCCGAAGTCACCGTTGGTGCCACCGTGACGATGGCCGACGAACTGCAGCTCAAGCCTCAGGCCCGCAAAATCCTGGCGCACCTCAAGAGCGGCAAGACGATCTCGCCCGAGGAAGCCCGCACGGTCTACGCGGTCTACCGCCTCGCCGCGAGCATCCACGAAATCCGTCAGATTGGATACAAGGTCAAGACGACGAACAAAGAAGACGCTGCCGGTCATCGCTATGCCCGGTACGAACTGAAGCTCGCCGCCTGATGTACTTAATCGACGGCATCTTACTCATTGCGTCGTGGATCATCGGCGGTATCAGTGCGTTGGTTGTTGTCATCGCAGTGTTCACCGTCGCCACTATCTTGGTGATGCTTGTGGCAGACGCAATCTGTCGGTTCTTCAACATCGACTGAATGAGTGAGTTTGTAGCTCATGAGGCGTGCCCGAAGTGTGGTTCGCAAGACAACCTTGCGCGCTATGACGACGGGCACGCCCATTGTTTCGGCTGTGACTACCACGAACCTGCAACAGGAGAAACGAAACGGGTGGATGAAACACCTAAGGATTGGCGACCGATCAGCGGCAACTATCAGGACCTGATTGATCGCGGGATACGCGAAGAGACCCTGAAGTTCTGGAAGTACCAAGTCGGGACCTACAAGGGCAAGCCTGCCCACATCATGAACTGGCGCGACGAGACAGGTGATCTCGTTGGTCAGAAGTTCAGACAGCCGGGCAAAGAGTTCAGCTGGCTTGGTGAGGGTACCGATCTGCTCTACGGCATGTGGCTGTGGGGCAAAGGCAAGAGCATCACCATCACCGAGGGTGAACTTGACGCCCTGTCGGTGAGCCAAGCGTTCGGCAACAAGTGGCCTGTGGTCTCACTGCCGAACGGCTCGAAGTCGGTCAAGAAGGTCATCAAGCGTTGCTACGACTACCTGATGAACTTCGAGAAGATCGTCCTCATGTTCGATCAGGACGAGCCAGGGCACGCTGCGGTATCCGAGGCTGTCGATCTGCTCCCTGCGGGTAAGGTCTACATCGCCACGCTGCCCGAGAAGGACGCCAACGAAGTCCTGAAGAAGCACGGACCCGGCAAGATCACTGACGCCTTCTGGAACGCCAAGCCGTATCGGCCTGACGGTATCATCAGCGGCGCGGACATCAGCCTGGACGAGCTGCGCACTGCGAGCACCAAGGGGTACAACCTTCGCCTCCCTGATCTGAACAATCGGCTGCTTGGGCTCCGTAAGGGTGAGATCACCCTTTGGACCGCAGGGTCTGGCATAGGCAAGTCAACGATGCTGCGTCAGCTCTTCTACGAGGTCCACCAAGACTACCCGGAGCTGACGTTTGGAAACGTGTTCCTCGAAGAGAACAACAAGAAGACTGCGCAGGCTTACATCGCGCTGGACAATAGCGTTCCTCTTGGACGGCTACGTTACAATCCAGAAATCATTACCCCCGAGCAGTGGCAGTCGTCGTACGACCGCGTCGTCAAGGAACGCATGTGGTTCTACAACCACTTTGGTTCGCTTGAGAGCGAGCGTCTGATCAGCAAGCTGCATTACATGGCGACGGTACTTAAGGTCGACTTCATTGCACTCGACCACATCTCGATTGTTACCTCCGGTTTGGAGAGCAGCAGTGAGGGTGAGCGTAAGGACATCGACATTCTGATGACCCGCTTGCGCCAACTGGTCGAAGAGACCGGCGTAGGCATACAGGGCGTCGTCCATCTGAAACGCGTGAAGGACAAGAACTTCAATGAGGGTGGCGCTGTATCGCTTACCGATCTCCGTGGCTCTGCTTCTCTTGAACAGCTGTCTGATAACGTCGTGTCACTAGAGCGCGATCAGCAGGGTGACAAGAAGGACGTGTCATTGATCCGCGTGCTCAAGTGTCGTGAGACAGGCGACACCGGAGAGAGCGACACCGTGCTCTACAAGCGGGACACAGGGAGACTTGTGTTGACCGAGGCCGAGCAGGCGTTCCCTGAGATCAAGACGGAAGCCGTCGACAACAAAGGCAACCCTATCGAACCCGAGGTGTTCTGATGCCGCAAGCAAGTCAAGCGCAGCACAATCTAATGGAGCAGTGGTTCGGCGACCCAATCGATGAAGCCGGGCCGTTTCTGTTCCTGATGGCTCGCGGTTGGAGTTTCCCAGGAGGCTTATGCGTTCCTCCGGTGCCTCACTACAACCCGTCTTGGTACGAGTTGGAGTGCGTGTGGTTCCTCTGCGACGAGTGGGACTATGGCTACGAAGGGGTGAAGAGGTGATCAATCCGATGTGCCCTGTCTGCAGGGAGTTCGACGAAGAGTGCTTCAAGAAGTCCTTCGTCGCTGGCCGGGCGGTCTGCAGCAAACAACTCGAACTGCCGCTGTGTATGCCGAGTAGCGGCGTGCCGCGCATCAAACAGAAGGAAGTGTATGAACCGTCTGCTCTTCGATACTGAGAGCAACGGCCTCCTAGATACCGCAACCAAAATCCACTGTGTCGCTGCGATTGATGTTGATACCAAAGAGCGCCTCGATTGGAAGCCCGATGACAACGGGTACCTCGAAGCGCTCGACAAGGCCGATGTTCTGATCGGCCACAACATTCAACGCCACGACATTCCACTGATCACCAAGCTGACCAGTTGGAAACCGCGCCCCACCGTGAAGCTTCGCGACACGATGATCATTGCGCGCTTGGAGCACCCGAACGTCAAGGACACTGACAAACAGCTGATCCAGACGGGCAAGATGCCAGCCGGAAAGAAGTACCAGGGCAAGCACACGCTTGGAGCCTGGGGCTATCGCCTGGGCTGTCACAAGGGTGACTACGCGGACATCAAGGAAGCCGAGTGGCTCGATCTGTATCCGAACCTCGCCAAAGAGCTGCCTGAAGACAAGCTCAAGGAACGGATACTGGAATACGTGTGGGGCACCTGGAGCCCCGAGATGCACGCCTACATGCTGCAGGACCGCGAGACCAACTTGGCCCTGTGGGACTTCCTGCAGGTCGACGAGTATTCCCAGGACGCCATCGACCTTGAGCATCGCATCGCCCGCGTGTGTGACCTTATGGAGCGCGCTGGTGTGCCGTTCGACGTACCGGCTGCTGGTAAGCTGCAGGGCGAGCTGCTGACCGAACGGGACAACATCGAGCGTGCGCTGGTTGCCAAGTTCGGCTTCTGGTACGCGCCGGTCAGCCCGAACCCCGACAAGGCGACCTTCTATCCCAAACAGACCAGCAAGACTTCCACGTTTGTTGGTTGGGAAGACGGTGTGCCGCAATGGAAGGGCTCAGGCTACACCGAAGGCTGTCCTGCGACGAAGCTGAAGCTCGTGCAGTTCAACCCCGGCTCTCGCGACCACATCGCCAAGGTGTTGCTTGCGAAGGGTTGGGAGCCGACCAAGATGACGGAGGGCGGCAAGCCGCAGATCGACGAAGAGACTGTTGAGGCGATTGTTGCTCGCTATCCCGAGTTCGATGGTCTCGGTCGATACCTGATGCTTGAGAAGCGGCTGTCTCAGCTCGCTGACGGCAAGCGTGCGTGGCTCGCAGAGGTGAAAGATGATGGCCGTATCCACGGCGTCATCAATCCTATGGGGACCACGACGAGCCGTGCGTCTCACATGTACCCGAACCTTGGACAGGTGCCGAACGCTGCGAGCCCTTATGGCCCGGAGTGCCGTGCTTTGTTCTACGCACCGAAAGGATGGTCAATCGTCGGCGCTGACCAACAAGGTTTGGAGCTGCGCGGTCTCGCTCACTATTTGGTCCCGATGGATGGCGGCAAGTACGCCAAGGTCGTGCTCGAAGGTGATCCTCACTGGCTCCATGCGCAAGTCATGGGCCTCGCCGAGGGTGAGCGAGACAAGCACAACAAGCTGCACGTCATCATCCGCGAAGACGGCTCGAAGCGCTTCATCTACGCGTACGTCTATGGCTGTTGGGATGAGAAGGCCGGTGAGATCATCTACACCTGTCTGCTCAAGGCCATGCGTGAGTGTGGCGACATCGGTGGCAAGGAGCTGTACGTCAAGTTCTTCGGTGACGGGCAATTCCCTACGAAGCGTAAGCTGATCAAAGTCGGCAACACGGTTCGCAGCGCGTTCCTCAATCGCCTGGAAGGCTTTGGCAAACTCAAAGAGAAGCTGACCAAACAAGTCGATCAGTTTCATTGGGTGCCTGGGCTCGACGGGCGGCGCATCCCTACCCGCTCCGATCACTCGGCGTTGAACTTCCTGATCCAAAGCGCAGGCGCGATTGTCTGTAAGCGATGGGTCGTGGACGCGTTCGACGCAATGTGCGCGGCGTTTCGCTATGACTTCGACAACCCCTGGAATGGAGAGTTCGTATTCGGACTTTGGGTACACGATGAAATCCAAGTGTGGGTCCGCGAAGGGCTCGAAGAGAAAACCTGCGCCATCCTCAAGGCGACCGCGAGCAAAGCTGGCGAGCCGTACGGGTTCCGCGTGCGTCTCGATGGCGAAGCAAAAGTCGGCAAGAACTGGAAAGACACCCACTGAGGCAGTGGCACGCCTGCACGATCTAATCGTTCGTGTGTGGCGTCACCACGTCAGTGTGAAGTCCGACTACGCCCGCGAGAACGCGCAGATCGTTGGGATGGCCGCGTCGTTACAAATGATCACCACGAAGGTCGGCCGGTCTACCTACGCAAACGCGTGGCACGTGACCAGACAAGGGCTGACGTGGCTTCACGATCAGGACAACAAATGAAAATCTATATGGCTGGTCCGCTGTTCACGCGGGCCGAGCAGGACTTCAACACGAAGCTCGCTGACCGCCTGCGCCAGATCGGGTTCAAGATTTGGCTCCCGCAGGACTTCGAGCAGCAGCAGACGACTGCCAAGGCCATCTTCGACATCGACGTTCAAGGTGTTGATTGGTGCGACATCGTCCTGGCGAACATGGACGGCTCTGATCCTGACAGCGGTACCTGTTGGGAAGTCGGGTATGCCTACAAGCGCAAGCACATAATCCTGTATCGCACGGACATTCGGTCTGAGAGTGATCCTCTCGGTCCCTATAACCTGATGATGCATCAATCGGCTGACGCGGTGGTCGACTGTAAGGGTATGGCGTTCGAGGCGATGCTGCAGGAGATACTCAAGGCACTCTACGCTGCCGTGAAGAAACGGATGGAGACGAAGTGAAGTCGACGATCCTTCTGATCGACGGCGACCAGTTCATCTTCAAGGCGACTGCAGCACTCGAAAAGGAAACCCGGTGGGATGACCAGAACCACGTTCTGTATTCCAACGCCGACGAGTGTGAGGCCAATCTCAACAGTATGCTTGAGCGCATCTTCGAGCGCTTCAGCAGCCGTGAGCACGCCCTGTGCTTCTCTGCAGCACCAAACTTCCGCCGTGAGATCGACCCGACGTACAAGGCCGGGCGCTCGCCGCGCAAGCCTCTCTGCTATGCGGAGCTGCGGGAACGCGTGGAGGCGAAGTACAACTGTCTCGCTATGCCGGGCCTCGAAGCCGACGACGTGATGGGCATCCTGGCAACCAAGCCGAATGCTCAGACGAAGATCATCGTGTCCCAAGACAAGGACATGAAGGGCATCCCTGGTCAGGTATGGGACGGCAAGGACTTGGTGTCGGTCAGTCAGGCCGAGGCTGATTACTTCCATCTGTATCAGACGCTGATCGGAGACACGAGCGACGGGTACAAAGGTTGCCCTGGTGTCGGACCAAAGAAGGCCGAGGTGATCCTAAAGGGTCCTACGGTTGAGGGTGAGGTTGTCGACGAGAACTTCGACGCGTTGCCGTGGCAGCGCATTGTCAAAGCCTACGTCACCGCTGGTCTCACCGAGGAACACGCGCTGACCCAAGCACGGCTCGCGCGCATCCTGCGGTGGACTGATTGGGACGTGGAGAACAAGAAGCCGATCCTGTGGACACCGACCCGATAGTTCAAGAAGCAATCGCCGAGCTGAACGAAGAAGCCCGGCGTCAAGCCGTTGAAGACATGAAGGCCATCCTGAGGGCACACCAACTGCGTCGTCCCTGGTGGCACTACGTAATCCCTTTCACCATCAAAATCGAATGGAGAACCTAGTGTTCGACGTGAAGAAAGTTGAAGCCGAAGCCCGCGCTGAAATCTCCAAGGAACAAGGCGAGGCTGCGAAGAAGAAGATCATCGGCAAGCTGCGCCAGATCGCCCAGGCCGAAGCCGTCGTCGCCAATCTGCGCCTCGAATACGAAGCGCTGCTGCGGGACATCGGCAGCGAGGCCTAATGGGGCCGCTGTATCCCGGCCAGTATTACACTGGTCCTGACAGCATCACCCAACGCCTGCTGTCGGCACCCATCAAGCTCCATTGGGCCGGATGGGAAGCGACGACGTACAGCCTGCAGCAGGCAGGGTGGCAGCTGAGCGCGCAGCAGGACATGCAGTACGGGTCAATGCGGATTGCGATGAAGCACGAAGACCAACAGGTATGGGGCCTCACCGACCGCGTTGACTACGACTACATGACCGCGCTGCACGACCCATACGGACACTTTCGCAACATGGTGATCCCCGTGCGCGCGATGGCGAACCGTATAATGATCCAGCTGATCGAGCCTGTGACGGCAATGGCGAACTTCTCTCCTATCGACTGCACGCCGCAGCTCGACATGCGTCAGATCAAAACGCTGGAAGACCTCGCGCACTTTGCGCCTCCCTTGGTTCGCACCAAGGAAATCATACTGCCTGAAGAGGACGTGCCAGCGTTGCTCACCCGCATCCTTGAGCTGCAGAAGCCCGCCAGGGACGAATACTTCAAGCAGCAGATCAGGGCCGAGCGAGACGGCATGATGATCGACGCACACCCGCGTCAGAAATTCCACGCGCAGATACTCAGTATCGCCGCGTAACCACAGCAGGAAAATATGAGCTGGTGGAAACCCTTTAATTGGCGGCGTGCTCGTCCCGTTGTTGACCTGCACGACCTTGCTGACGCCATCAAAGACATCGAGCCTACCAATACACCGCTTCTCAAGAGCATCGAACGCAAAGCCGAGCTGCGCAAGCTTCCCGGCAAATACGAGGAAGTGTTCTACAAGGGAGCATGGTTCACGTTCAAACAACTGAGCGTCGTCTATGTGGTCCCTGCTCACATCTTACGGCAACGGATCAAGGATCATAACTGGTCCGTCGAAGACGCTATCAACACACCCGTGCGAGCCAGGACTCGTAAGCAGAGGACTGTCTACGATTACGCTTTGAGGAACGGACCAACGAACGACTGATGAAACACCGACGCCTCTACCTCGACATGGACGGCGTGCTCGCCAACTTCGACAAGAGAGCCGAAGCAATCCTGGGCACGAACAACATCTACAAGTACGAGTTCATTTGGGGTCCTGAGAAGTTCTGGACGGAGATCAACAAGCACGAAGATTTCTTCCTGAGCCTCGAACTGATGCCCGACGCGTACGAGCTGTACACTGCGGTCTACCATCTGGACCCGGTGATCCTCACGGCACTCCCGAAGACCGGCGCAGAACGCGTGCGGTCACAGAAGGAAGCCTGGGTCGAACTGAACCTCTCGATCAACGGAAAGGTCCCGAAGGTCATCGCGTGCAAGACGCACGAGAAGCCTTTGTACTGCCTCCCTGAGGACGTGCTGATCGACGACCGTGCGGTCAATCGTGACGCGTGGCGCAAGGCCGGTGGGCACTACATCGTCCATCGGAATGCCAGCGAGAGCCTGCAGCAACTAGAATACCTGGGGGTTATCTGATGCCCTACTTGGTTCTTGCCAAGGAAACTCAGTCGATCCTCGCGAGCAACATCGTGACGTATGAGAGCGCGCAGCTGACTGCCGAAGACGCAGCGGCACGTGCTCCCCTGGCTACCTACGAAATCTACTCTATGGTTGCCATCACGAACACTCGCGTACCGAAGCCGACAACAGCAAGGATGGAAGTCGTTAAGTGAACCCGAAAGACAAGATCGGCGCGAAGAAGGTCAGCACCTGGGTTATCCCTACTGCAGCGATCTACCACCTCGCCACAGCCCTTATGGACGGCGCTCGTAAATACGGCGCGTACAATTGGCGTGACGAGCCTGTGCAGTGCTCGATCTATCTGGACGCCATGCAGCGTCACAAGGACCTGTATGCGGCTGGTCAGGACAAGGCAGCTGATAGCAAGGTGAAGCATCTGGCTCACGTGATGGGTTGCTGCGCAATCCTGATCGACGCTGAGCTGCACGGCAAGCTGATCGACGACAGACGTAAGTCTCCTGAGTTCGTCGAGCTGATCGACACGCTGAATGACTTCGTGAAGCATCAAGCGGAGCCTCCGAAACCGCAACCTTCCGATGACGGACTACAGAACGCCAAGGGTACCCCTGGTGGTCTGAGTTACGTGCCTATGGTGCCGTACTACAAATAATGCCCTGCACGAAGCAGTCTGACGAGCACAGCACTCTCTACCACGTTCCCGCCTTCGTACCTCAGATCAAAAATCTGAAGCACATGGTGCCCCGGCCTCCCATCGAAGTGTGGTGGGACCGGGACGCCAAGCGCAAGGACGACGAAGACCTTCTGATCCGTCAGGACAACGGCGACAAAGCCGATGTCATCACGTTAACCCTGGGCCAAGCGTACGACCTGATCCACGCTCTAGGCTCCCTGATCATGGACAAGTGAATGCAGTTACCTCCTGAAATCGAAGCCCAGGCCAAGGCCATCCTCGAAGGCTTCAATCTGTACGCTGTGACGGTCGACAAGCACAACAAAGTCGACCCGAAGTTCGGCGTTACCGCTCCGTCCCTGGCGCTCGCCAGCGAGGCCGGTGAAGTCGCAGGCAAGGTCTACAAAATCCTCCGCGATGCGGACGGCCAGATCACCGACGAGGATCGTCTGGCAATCGCGTACGAACTCGGGGACACCCTGTGGAACCTCATGGCTGTCGCACGCGATCTGAAAATCCCGTTCGGCGTCGTGGCGCTCCTGAACCTCGTGAAGTGCGAGGACCGCGCGTCCCGTGGCGTCATCGCGGGGTCCGGCGATAACCGATGAACGTCCAAGAGGTAGCTGACGTGCTGCTTGGCTTCTTCATTGGGTTCGTCGGCGGCATCCTGTTCACTCTGTTCTACGTGGGGATCATTTGATCTTCGAGCCGTTCCCTAAGCTCGCACGACTGTCCCGCGAATGCACCATCACAGAGAAGATCGACGGGACGAACGCACAGATCATCATTGTCGATCCTGAGACGCTTGAGGGTTCTGAGTACGAAGAGGTCATCCAGGCTGACGCCCTCGCAGAGATCGAAGGTCTGCTTGTGTTCGCTGGTTCCAGAACTCGTCTGATTACCCCAGGGAAAGCCAAGGATAACTTCGGCTTCGCTGCGTGGGTCTACGAGAACACCAACGACCTCGTGAAGCTTGGTCCTGGCCGTCACTTCGGTGAGTGGTGGGGCAAAGGCATCCAGCGGGGCTACGGTCTCACCGAGCGCCGCTTCTCGCTCTTCAACACCCACGGCATCCAACACAAGCCAGACTGCGTCAGCGTGGTGCCTACGATCTACCAAGGACACTTCAGCACGTTCCAAGTCTACCGCGCTATGCTCAAACTTGGACGCGATGGATCAGTAGCTGCCCCAGGTTTCATGAAGCCCGAGGGCATCGTGATCTGGCACTCGGCCGCGCGGGTCGCCTTCAAGAAAACCTTCGAACACGACGAGAAAGGAAAGGAAGCTGCGTGAACAAGCTCCGTCTTGTTGAACAAGTCACTGCTCTCGTTAACTCCAAGGTCCCGCCGTGTGCGGTTGACCTTCGGATCAACACCGACAACATCGAGTACCTGCATCCGACGAAGGGTTGGAAGCGGGTGGCGTTTCGGCGCTTCGGTGTGAAGGCCTACGCTGCGTGACCTACAAGGTTCGCCGGGTTGAGCCTTTCGAGGACCCGGTAGCCGAAGAGGACATCACTGAGCTGCACCGCCAGACCTTCGGCAAAGGGGCACCGTTCGTCAACCTGATGATCGGTCAATGGTGGCTGGTGTACCTCAAGGACGAGCCTGTGGCTTTCGCAGGACTCCATCCATCCAGCCAGTTCTTCGACTGCGGCTATCTCGTGCGAGCTGGTGTCCGTGAGGATCACCGGGGCCACGGGCTGCAGCTGAAGCTGATACGAGCACGTGAGCGTGTCGCTCGCACCCTCAAGTATCGTGCGTTGTTCTGTGACTGCACGGACAACCTCGCAAGCGCCAACACTCTGATCAAGGCTGGCTACAAGCTGTACCAGCCAGAGGTCCCGTGGGCGTTCAAGAACACCCTCTATTGGCGCAAAGTCCTACAGGAGAAACATGGCTGAAGGCCAGAGACACTACGACGTGAACAACCTCCCGCAGACCGTGGAGCAGCGTACGCTCGACTCGTTGCTGCGGATTGAGAAGATGCTCAATCTGTACCTGTCTCAGAAGCAGGCGCAGCAGACATACGGCGACAGCAAGAACAAGAAGACCAAATGAAGAAGCTGCCGATCTACGAGATCAAGGAACTGCTGCGCTTCCACACGGCTGTCGTCCTGCGGGTTCTGAACGACGTTCCTGCGAACAGCTTGAGCAAGCGTGTGTTGCTTCGGTCCCTCAAGGACGAGGCTGTCCGCATCTATCAGCTGCTCGATGAGATCGAGCCTGATGAAGAACCGTTGAACTGAAAGAGGAAGAATGATTAAGGTCGAAGGAAACGATGTTGAGTTCTCGCTGCTGAGCCAGATGATCGACATGGCGGTCAAGCACAGCGGCATCGGCGTTGCCGAGGTTGCCCTGCACTGGACGAGGAAGATAAGCGAGGCGATCAAGGCCGCGAAGGAAGCTGATGGGGATAGTCCGAAAAACGTATAGCTCTTTCGGACACCCGACAGTGAACTGAAAAAAAACCGATGGCGACCCTGGGGAAATCCCAAGGTTGTCATCGGTATTTTTTTTTGAGGTTAGCGCTTCTGGTGTTGGAAGCTGTTCACTGCGGCGTTGTTGATGTCGGCCACTGATAGTGGACGAGACGTGCCGCTGTACGCCGCAGGAGCCACAGGGGCAGCTGCAGGCACCGGCGCTGCAACAGAGGCAGCTTTGAACTTCGCAACGATCAAACTGAACGCCGCGAGAACCTGCTGTTCCTCTTCGTCGGTGAAGGTAATGGTGGCCATATGTTATCCTAGGTGAAGCCCGAGGGCCGCAGCGATAACGCTGGACTTGGTCAATGCGCAGAAGACTGCAGCACCACCCCAGGCGTACCACTGTTTCTTTTCGACCGCCCGCAGGCGCTCGTCGTACTTCTCGTGAGCCTTTAGGAGGTGCTTTACGTCCGTGTGGATTTCAGCGATCAGATACGGCGTGGACGTAGTGATGTCACCGCCGTGATCCTGCGCCGTTACTTCTTCCATGGCTTCCACTTCGGATCGTTGACGCAGAGACGCACGCCAGCGGCGTTGTTCTCCACGACTTGCTTCACGGTCTGCGAGGTGTCCTTGTGTGACCAGTGGACAGGATTGAAAGCCTGACAGGCCACCTCAGGGGTCTTAATCTCGGGCGAAGCCGTCCGATCCGTGATGCACCCGACCAACGACGCCGCGAGGATGGGCATCAAACCGGCCAGCGTCAAATTTCTTATCAGCCGCTGCGCGAGCGGCGAGAGCGTGCGCAACCGCATCGGCGGTCTCCTGTTTGTTTTCTTTGATGATCTCTTGGAAAGCTTTGGTGTCGATGGCCTGCTGCCGGTGTCGACCGTGAACGTCGCCATAGATCATGACGGCGAACAGCAGGGCGACGAAGGCAACCGCGAGGGCCACATACTTCACCAGGGGGCCGAGAAGCGTCCCCACGAAGGTCGCGAGCACCGTCCCTACCGGACCAAACAAGGCCGGGAAGAGCGCGCCGATCCGCGAGAACGCGGAGGCGACCTTGGGGAGCATCGAGACCACCTTGGGAACCAAGCCCATAGCGAAGGCTGTGGCTTCGGTCAGTAGGTTCTTCATTGGGTTCCTTGCGCCGCTGCGAGCAGGCGCTTGTACTTTCGGTGGTCAGCCCACACGAAGGCCGCACAGGCGACCATGGCGAACGGCAGGAGCACCGAGGGGTGATGGAAGAGCCACACGGCAACGTCGGCCGCGTGCAGCTCACTGAGGTTGAACTTGGCAATCGAGAGCTTCGAGGCGATGTCGTTCGCCTTGTCGAGCAAGTCGGCCGCGCCCGAGCTTCCCAGGAACACTGCGGCCCATCCGGTCTTCGATTTGAGCATCGAGGGCGGCTTGGGAGCCTCAGGAGACGTGGGGGGTACTTGGGTAGCGGGCTGCTCGTTTTGACGAACCACGGACTCGCTCTGTGGCTCGTTTTTGGGCTTATCGGGCTCCAAAACGCACCGAGCGCCAGGATGCGGGTCATCCCCGCCGTAAGCCTTACCGGCCAGATCGGGGCCGCAATAGTGAGCACTCGGGGCGAGCGTCGGGTGTCCTTCGGATGCAAGGTGTTCGCTGTAGGAGCGCACCGAGGCAACCCGAGGCGTCCAACCGCGACCGTAGGTGCCCCAGGTCGGCAGGTGCCGCAGGAACGCCATACGCTCGTCGTTGATCGCATCGACAACGTGGACAGGATTGACGTGCCGTAGCGTCTCGATGACCTCGTCAGACACGCGCCCGTCTCCAAGGGGTAGACCAAGCACGCGGCGAAGCACGTGAGCTGACCGAGCGATACCAGAGTGAACCCCATAATCGAGCACAGTGTAATCGACACCGGCAGGCAACTCGTCGCACCGAAGTGCGGCCCAATACTTCGACTGAAAGATAGAGACTGCGACGGAGCGCGGCATGTTGCGCACGTCTTCAGCGGTGGCGTCTGCTTTCCAATGGAGCCGCGCGTCCCGAAGTGTAATCCCCATGTTCGTGGGGCCACCAGGGTCGCGCGGGTCATTGACGTAGCCGCCCTCGCTCAGCAGAACGCGTCGTACGCATTCCGCTTCATCGAGCGTAGCCAAGAGATAGAACCTTTCGGTTTAAGTTATTGCCAATCAATTTCGGTAACGCACCACAGCTGAGTTCCGAGGTTGGTGAAGCCGCTTCCAGATAAGACTGCAGCGCTGTTGGTTGTTACCAACGCACCGCTTTGTGAAGCAGCAACGGTGCCGTAGGTGATGTTGCCTGAGCTGACGTAGAACGACACGACAAGCGGCACGGTGTTGTTCAGAGAGAAAGCACACCAATCACTCAACACTTGAGTTCCGGCCGGGATCGTAACACCAGCACTTCCTGAGAACGCAAGCGCGTTCAGAGACGAGGCGGTGAAGTTGCCGCCACCATACGTGCCACTCAAGGGACCTACGTAAGCAGCCCCGAGAACAAGAGAACCGCTAGGGCCAGCTTTGAAGCCGACCCTAATACGCGAGGTTCCTGATGCAGGAAAGTTTGACGTAGCAAACGTCGCCTTGATGGTATAAGCGCCGGGGGTCGAGTTTGATCCTAGAGTGAAGTTCACCGTATTCAGTGGACCTAAGCCGCCCGCAAACACCATAGCGAGGCCAGGGATCATTAGGCCATCCCTTGACTGAAGAAGCACAGGATCATGGTGGACGACACGACCTGATATGAAATCACGTCAGTAGCACCGGCTGCTGTAGACAGCGTTGGCTTCGTGCCTCCAGGGAACTTGTAGTACGAGCCCCACGAGGTAATCGTGAAGCCGCCACCAGTGTTCTGTACGACCTGTATCGTTCCCGTCTGGCCGACCTTCATGTTCGTCGGGTTAGCCAAGGTTCGTCCTGTGGCACCAATCGTCCACTGGAAATTCCAGGCGGTCGAGAAGTCAGGCGTTACGGTTGCCGCGTCGGTGAGCGTCTTGACCGCTGCGTCGTTCCAGATGTCGTTGACCGAAGGAACAACAGAGGCCGTGTTGGCCGCGATGTTTCCCGAGGCAGCGATGCAGCCGAGCTGCGCGAACGAAGCCGTTCCAGAAAGATTGCTGAACCCAGGCTGAGACAGCTGCGGGACACCAGAGGTGTTGATCGAGCTGACCCACTGGTTCGCTACGGCGTTGACAGCCTGAACACCACCGAGAGCCGAGGTCGTCGGGTTCGGAAGTTGCGTGGCAGCAACGGTGCCTGAAAGGTTTGCGAACGTTGGTTGGGCGAGATGCGGAACACCACTCGTGTCGACATACTGCACCCACTGGTTCGGTTGGTAGCTGACAGCCTGAATGCCACCGAGAGCCGAAGTGGTCGGATAAGGAAGTTGTGAAGCCGCCACAGAGCCGGTGATGTTAGAGAACGCCAGCTGACCAACAGTTAAAGCGGCACCAACAGAAGACTGTTTAACGACTTGTCCAGAGCCGCCTGTGGTGGTGAAGTCCGTGTTGCCAACCGGGAACACAATACTGCTTCCACCCGCTACCGCAGGAGCAGACAGCGTAAGCGAACCGGACGTAGAGCCATTCAGCAGCAAGCTTGACGCCAATTGCAGTTGGCCCGCAGGGGTCAAGGACATCAACAACTTTGCTGCTGACGTCCCGGTCATTTGGTACCAAGTGAACGAGTTGGTAGCTCCGGTGTAGGTGTTCCAGAAGTTACTTTCGCCCTGGCCTTGCGTGTGGTTCCAGCTTAGAGCAAGACCCCAATTGGTTGTTATTGGGTATGTAGCTGTGTTGAACGTGCAGTAAGCAAAATTAGCGAACACCTCTGCAGCAGTGAACGTAAACGAGGTGCTGTTTGCCTGCGCCGCCGCAATCGTTCCAGCAAGGTCCGAGAAGGACGGCTGAGACAACGACGGCACACCGCTGGTGCTGATCGAGTTGATCCAGTTGCTCGCGACCGGGCTGATCGCCTTGACGCCGCCAAGGGCCGACAGGGTCGGTGCGGGCATCTGAGCGTTCGTGATAGTTCCGGTCAGCTGAGAGAAGTTGTAGTCACCCGAGGCCGGGGAGACAGCGCCTACGCGACCGTTGAAGCTGGACACACCAAAGGCCGCAGAGGCAACGGCGATCCACGCCGAGCCGCTCCAGATTTGAGCCTGTGACAGCGTCGTATTGAAGTACCAGTTGCCTGCGACGATTGCTCCACCCTGGAAGTTCGTCGTTGGGGCAGAAGCAGAAGCGCCGAGGTAAACGTCCTCGAACGCTGCAAGCGACGCAGCAGCAGCTGACGCAGAGTTGGCGGCGGCTGTTGCATAGGTGCTTGCGTTCGTCGCGCTGGTGGCCGCAGCAGATGCGCTAGAGGCGGCTGCTGTCTGGCTAGAGGCAGCACCTGACGCGCTCGTCGAAGCGGCGGTCGCACTAACAGCAGCTGCGTTTTGGCTCGCGAGAGCCGCAGCGGCCTCCGCAGTCATTTCAGCCAGGATGGCGTTGGCCTGCGTGACCAGATCGGGAGGCGTATAGCCGTTAACAAAGAACGAGCCAGATGTTTCGCTACCCATCAGTAATGTTCAAACTCCCAATCGGGTGGCATGACGTGACAAGGCTGGACAACGGCAGCGCCGTTCTCGTCGTCCTCGTCGGATTGATCTTGAAGATCGTTTAGGATCGTCTGGTACTGCTCTTCCCAATCGTCCTTGCGCATATCTTTGTAGTAGATGGCCGCTTGGACTAGAGCCGCATAAACGATGATGTCCCAGGCCATCAAAGAGATGACGTTGGTGTCCGTGGGGTTCACCAGGGCGGGAAGACCGGCGTAATAGTCGATCTGAATAACGTCGCCGATGTTCGGCGCAGGACCGAGTACCCACTTGGCACCCTGACGACAGTACACATCAGGGTTTCCGTTCACCTGAGCCTTGACCAGCGCCTTCGTTATGTCGGTCTTGGTCAGCTTCAGGTACGTGTTGAGTGGGTAGATGTCGATCAGCTCAAGGAAGTCGTTCGGGATCAACAGACCACTATACGGAGCAGAGATGGTGACTTGCACACTCTCTTCCATAGCGGGGCACCGAAGCTCCCGTTGGATACGCATGATGAAGGTCGTCTGTAGAGCCGTGTTGGCCGTGAAGTCACGACGGTTCATCAACCCGGTTACTTGGGCCTGAATTTCACTGAGTTGCACGGCAAAGAAACCTTATGCGAGAATGGATGCGCCCCCGGTCGCGGTTACAGACGGGCCGGTGCCAGCAACAACTGTCTCAACGAACCACTTAGCGGGAAGCTCTGCATTGGCAGAGGCGTTCGCGGTAACAGGTGCGCCAGGGAATATCGTGAGAAGCGTGAAGCCGACCGCAGTCAGCGCCGCGCTCGACAGGATCAGATAGGACTGACCGCTTGCCTGATCGACGCCGAAAACCTTGACGGTGAGGGACGGAGATGTACCAGAGATAGCACTGATGTTGATACCAATCTCAACACCTCGACCGCCAAGGTTCTCCTGATGAGTACCAATAACGGTTCCGGCACCATCCGCCGCCAGAGTAATGAGCGCCCCTACATCGCCAGGAGCAGTACGCGTAACGTTTGAGCCAGAAACCGTATGGGTCATATTAAACTCGTTTGTTGGTCACAATGAATGCGTCGAGCCCCCGAGCGTGCAATCGCTTCAGAGTTTCCTTGTAGGGCTCGCGTGTCATGTCGTAGCCTTCCTTAAGCCAAGCCAGATGGATGGCGACAGGAACGGCAGCGACGTGCATGAAGTCTTTCTCGCGGACCTGAGTGCTTTCGATCTTCTGCTTCTTCAGGTTCGAGACGAAGTCTTCGGGAATTTCTTGCTGGTACCGGAACGCTAGTTCGCCGACATTCTCGACGACGTTCGTACCTACGTCCAAAATTTTCATTTGATCCGTTGGAAAAAAG